TCACCTCCCCTACTACAAGAGTAATCGTAGCAATTTTTGGAAACGTCAGAGAATATGGGAGAATTTAATGAGTTACATGATGAGTCTGCTAGTGGACGGGTTACTGTTAAGTGCGTGGTCTGCAAGAAGACGTTCCAAACACGAGCATCACACGCAGAAAGACGACGATATTGCTCAATGGAATGTAGAAAGTTATCACCCGATATTAAAAGAGCGAGAGAAATGACAGCATTAGTAGAAAAAGAACGGTTAACACCCGCACAAAGCGCAAAGATACGGGCGCAAATTGCAGATTTTGTAGGCGAACAGGTAAAAGATGCACATGCTGTGGTTATGGGAGCCGCTGAATGGAACCCAACACAGGCCAGGGTATTCGGAATGTTGCTAAATAAAGTAGTTCCAGACCTAAATGCTAGCTTTCACCAGCATGAACACCAGACAAAACAACTTCAAGATTTATCACGCGAAGATTTAGAAGCAATCGCAAGCGGAATTTCTACAATAGTTATAGAGGCGGACGACATAGACAATGAAAGTAAGCAATAAACAAGCAGAGGCTATCCCAAGCCGAATGAACTTAAGTGAATTTGGGAACGCGATGAAACAGTTAGACTTGTCTAGCGTACCAGAGCATAAACATAGCCAAGCCATTATGGATCATTTAATGGGTATAATGGCTGATTCGATAACGGACAGAGAGAAAGCACAAGAAATCCACATCTCAAGATTACTTAGACGCAAACAGAAATGATCTCATGAACACTAAGAGACTACAGGTGAAGTCAAAATTTGAGCAGTACGATTTGGACGAGGACGGCATCGTTTCCGACGAGGAGATAGCTCGTTCTCAACAAATGATGGAAATGGAGCTACGAGAAGAAAAGCTCGAAAGCCAGAAGCGCATGGCTTGGACTGCTTTAATAATTCTTATTATCTCCACAGTAGTTTTGTTTTCACCGATTATCCCAGACGCAAGGGTTAAAGCATTGAGTGATTTGCTGGGCCTATACTACATATCACTTGCTGGTGTGGTTGGTACATACATGGGTGCAACAGCTTGGGCGCACAGTAAGGCAACTAAATGAGTACAGTTTCACAAGCCCAAGCCGCAAAATATTTATTAAAGTTGAGAGATGCAAGTGAGACATTTGAGGGTTTTGTAAGGCTATGTTACCCAGACTGGGACATAGCACCGTTTCAGCTAGAGCTAATACATGCCTTGGACCAGCTTGAAAAAGATCAGCTAGAAGAAAATAACCTACTGGTTACGATGCCACCTAGACACGCCAAGTCTACATTCTCTACAGTCTTATTCCCAAGTTACTTCATGGCCCGTAATCCGAACAGGTACATCATGTCCTGTAGCTACAACAGTCAGCTAGCTACAGACTTCGGCAGGCAAGTGCGTGGCATAGTCGAGCAAAAGATTATGTCTCAAGCATTTCATGACTTTACCCTTTCTACTGACAGCCGAGCGGCAGATGTATGGCGAACAGAAGTTGGCGGTGCGTACTTTGCCGTAGGTGTTGGGGGTACGACCTCTGGTCGTCCCGCCAACCTTCTTATTGTGGATGACCCAATAAAGTCACGCGAAGATGCTGAGTCTATGACGCAAAGAAATAAAACATGGAACTATTACACATCTGCCCTGGCTACTCGACTTCAGCCACAGCAAGACGGCAGACCCCCAAAACAAATTGTGATTCTAACTCGGTGGCATCCTGACGACCTTGCTGGTCGTCTTATGGAAACAGAAGACTGGAAAGAAGGCAGATGGAAACACATCAACTTTCCCGCTATCCAAAAAGTGCATAACGGTAAAATCTCAAGACGACACCTACCTGAGACTGATCCTAACTGGGTTACTCCAGACGAGTTTAGAAATTTATCCCACAAAAAAAGATATGTGTCCGAGGAGAAAGAAGAACCTTTGTGGGCTGAGAGATTTCCTCTTGAGGATTTAAAAAGAAGAGAGAGGCTAAACCCAAGAGAGTTTGCCTCACTCTACCAACAGCAACCCTACGTTGAAGGAGGTAATTTAATAAAAACAGAATGGTGGCAAAAATATCCTTCCGATCTGTCTCCAGAAAGTTTCGCAACCTTGGTTATTGGCGTGGACACCGCTTTCAAAAAGACAGAAACAGCAGACTACAGCGTGGCCTGTGTCGCTGGAATAGACCGCAATGGCGATATATACATCGTAGATATTATCCGAGGGAAATACGACTTTCCTGAGTTAAAGACCAGAATGATTCGTCTAAACAATAAATGGCGAGGCAAAGGTCTCAGAGGCATGTATATAGAAGATAAAGCCAGCGGTCAGTCATTAATCCAAGAGCTTAAGAGAGAATCTGGAATAGCTGTTATCCCGTACAAGATCGTTCACGACAAAGTGGCAAGAGTAAATTCTATCTTGCCTCTTGTTGAGGGAGGTCGAGTATTTATTCCAGAGAACGCACAATGGCTAGATGAGTTTATAGACGAGACAGTTTCGTTTCCGAGTGGCAATCACGATGACCAAGTGGATGCTATGACGATTGCGATTGACGTATTATCAAGAACAGCTATTTCTCCTGATGCTTGGGCAACACATTCAAATCCCATGCTTTCTCTTAACAATAGCAACAAAGACTTAGGCAAATCCCTGGGGGACGTAATTTGGGGTCGCAAGACAAAAGATAAACCATCTTGGAAAGGATGGGGTCTTGTTGATTAGCAAGGACGACCACCAACAAAATAAAAGTTATTCTTTTGACCAAATATAAACGGTGGTTCATATGGCAACAAACACATCAGGTTATCGAAGCGCGGAATACAATTTGGGTGACAGGGAAGGGATCATTGTAGACCTTTCCGAGTTTGCTGAACAAATTGTTGCGTATGAAGACATATCTGACCTTCTTTCGGAAGATCAAGAAAACAGGATTGTTGACTATGTTAAGTCAATGATGGACATGTCGTACAACAAGATTAGAAAGCGTTACGATCATTGGAAAGAAGCTGACAGGGCGCACGATGTTTATGTGCCAGCGAATACAACTGACTTCAGAGAAAAGGCAGTAATAGCAGACACGAGAGCTATTGCCGACACAGTTCTTACATATCTCATGGCGGCATTGGGCGGACGTAACCCAATGTTTCAGTTGGAGGGATTAAATAGAAAATCCAGAGAGGCCTCTCTCATACTAGAGCGTGTGTTGCATCAACAGATGCGCCGAACTGCTGGCGAAGCTCGTCTTGCACAAATGCTTCTTGACAGCATCAGGTATGGTTTTGCCCCAACAAAAATATCTTGGGACTCAGCAACCAATCAAAATCATTTAGTCAACTTCGATCCAAGAAGATGCTTCCCCGACCCAAGGGTTAACTGGGGTGACTGGGAAGACATGCAGTTTATTGTGTTTGCAGACTATCAATCTTTCAACAGCCTGCTCAACTCTGGCCTATATCCTAAATTAAAAAAGTACCCTGCCCTTAGAAAAAAGATGTCACCGCCAAGAAACGGTTGGAACGCACACCACTGGCACAAAGAAGAAGGCAGAGGTCTAAGTATTGATCCAGCAACACCCCACCAAAGGGAGAGGGTGGATCACGCCTATTTTACATTAGGCGATGCAAGAGTTGTTGATGAGGCGTGGGTCAAGATGACGGGCGCTGAGATAGGAATACCAAGCATAGACCAAATCTTTTTTGTTATAACAATCATAGACGAAAACATATGTATAAGGTTTCAGTTAAACCCATACGGTCAGCAATTCCCAGTTGTGATCGGAGGTTTATACCAAGACAGTCACAAGACATACGGACAATCGTTATATGATTTAATATTGCCAATGCACGATATTGCAACTTATTTAATGCGTTCACGCATTGATAACATTAGTGCGGCGTTAAACAATCTTATCTTTGCTGATCCTACACAGGTCAGCATCCCAGACCTAATCGACAGAAATCCTTGGGGCATTGTAAGGACGTTGCCAGGGACGAAGCCAGGGGACGGAGTATTTATAGCTCAGGTTCCTGATGTTACCGCAGGGCATTTAAGAGACATTGAGTCTATGTCATCTCTTAAACAAAGAGTTAGTGCCGCTTCTGATGCTATGCAAGGCATCCAGACAACGGATGGGATAAGAACAGCTACAGAAATACAGCGGTTAACCCAGCTAGGTTCACAACGCTTAGGTGTGCTTTCGAGAATTATGTCCGCGACAACTATCAGACCTATGGTAAGAATGATGGTTGCCAACATCCAAGACAGCTTAACGATGTCTGGCTCTATCAAAATAGACCAACAGAACATGCCTAATCAGATTGCTGGTATGGTAGAAGAGGGATACCTCGACTATGACGTTTCCAAAGATTTGCAGGGCGATATTGACTATCTTGTGATTGACGGAACATTACCGCTCGAACCTACAAGAAATGCTGAGACTTGGATTAACGTATTACAAGTAATGAATCAAACAGGACTTAGCATGGAGTACAATGCGGGTCAGATTGTTGAAGAAGCAATCAGAGCTATGGGCATAACAGACCTCGACAGATTTAGGATTGATCCAAAACAACTTCAAGAGAATGGACCAAGCCCATCTCAGCAAATGATGTTGATGGAAAAAATGCGGGGCGCAAACGTCCAAGACAACAATCAGGTCCAACAAGAAGTAGAAGCTGGGAACCTGATACCAATGTCTGAGGCAAGGAGGGCTTAATGGCTAACGAAGCTGAAAAAAATGTAAGGCCAGAAGTCGCCGCTTTTGTTAACAAGGTTCAAGACGACCTACACAAAAAGCTCGACATCTTTATGGCATCTCTTGATGAGGTAAAACAAGATTGTGAAAAATTAAGGAACGAAGTAAGCACCTTAAAGATGGATGTAAGTGCGGCCTCAAACTCTATTGAGACAATCGCAATAAGAACAAAAGACCTTATTGATAAGCGTCTTAGCGGCAACGACGACATCAACAAAGACTTCAAGAAAGAAGTTTCAGAAATGATTGATGGTTACTCAGAACAAGTAGCAAACTTTCAGCTTTCTGTAGACGAAATGATGTCCAAGGTTGAAAGGTATTTTCGTAAAGAAAAGTATGCAATCACCAAAGGGATGATTACAGAAATTATTAATGAGGAGAAGCTAAATGGCTGAAACAAGACCTATTGGTGAACAGTTACGGTTTATCTCCCAATTTACTGGTAATCACGTACTGGATGATTACTTAGAAGCGGCAGAGAAGGGCAACCGCACTCTAAGCGATATGCTTGGGGACATATTTGCTACGGCTGACGGTGCGTTTAGAAGCGATGTTTTCCAGTTTAGGGAAGACCCTAGCAACCCTGGATTCTTCCAAGTTCGTGTTGGTCAGTACATAAATGCTGACACGGGCTGGACTACAATAACTTTTACTGACTTCGCACAGTATGTGGCTGATGCGCTTTCTCACAAGAACGCCGCAGAAGCCGCCAAGACAGCAACAGAAAGTGCAAGGGACGATGCTCTTCCTGTAATTAACAACATTGATAAAGTCGTAGATGTTGCTGACAACATTACAGATGTAAACACGGTAGCTGGACAAGTTGTTGGTACAAAGACATATGCGACTACTGTAGCTGGTGGAAAATTTTATTTAGATGCTGTTTCAAATCCAGAAATAGAATTAAAGAAACAACACACCTACACGTTCGACCAAACAGACAGTACAAATGACGGACACCCTTTTGCTTTTAAAGACAGTGGTGGCAACAGTTACACAACTGGCGTTAGCTATTTTCTGAATGGCGCTTCGGCAACTGAAAGCGATTACACCAATACTACAACTTTCAATGCTGGCGCGGCTACAGGAGACAGGAAGGTAGTCATTTCTATTACAGCTACCACACCATCTAGCTTGCTGTATTACTGTACCGTTCATGGAAACGGTATGGGCAATGACATAGACGTTGTTGACCACAACCTTGATCGTCTTTCAGCTATAGCTCCTAAAATTGTTATTGCGTCTGACACTGTTGCTCCAAAGATAAGCGAAGTGGACACGGTGGCTACCCACATTGCCAACGTCAACACCACAGCGACAGACATAGCCAATGTTAATCTTGTGGGCGGCAGTATAGATAACGTCAACGCGGTTGGCGGGGACATAGCAAACGTCAATACCGTCAAAAATAATTTGCCAGCAATCAACACTGTATCAGGCGATATAGGTGCTGTTGGTACGGTTTCGTCAAACATCCAAGACGTAAATGACGTTGTAACAAACCTTAATGATATACAGACAACTGCGGCTAAAGTTGGTACGGGTCAGGACATCACAGTAGTGGCTGGGGCTATCGGTTCCGTAGGAACCGTAGCCTCGAATATTTCGGCTGTTAATAACGTCAGCACAAACATGTCTAAGATTACTGAGGTCGCCAACGATCTTGTGGAATCAATATCAGAGATAGACACAGTTGCTAACTCGATAACAAATGTTGACGCTGTTGGTCAGGACATATCAAACGTAAACACAGTTGCTAATAGTGCTAACCTACAAAACATAAACACAGTCGGGTCAAACATAAATGACGTTGGAACCCTTGCTGGCATAAGTACAAAGGTATCAGCGCTTGCCGACATCGAAGACGGTACAACGGCAACAAACGCACTGTCTAATCTAAATAGCAATCTAAATGTTATTACGCCTCTTGGTTCAAACATACAGGATATTATTACCACAGCGAACAGCATTAGTAGCATTAACACTGTTGCCAATACACAAAATCTATCAAACATCACCACAGTTTCGGGCGCTATTACTAACGTAAATAACGTAGGTCAGGACATTGCTAACGTAAATTCAGTAGCTTCGATAGCTAATGAAGTGCAAAGCGTGTCGAACAACAACACTGACATTTCAACCGTTGCTTCAAACGTAACTAATATCGTCTTGGCTGGTCAAAACGTGGGGGTTATATCAACAGCGGCAACATATATAAATGACATCATCGAGGCTCCTAATTATGCTGACGATGCAAAAAAATATGCAACACACGGTTTAAACACAAGTTTTACAGACAGTGATGGCAATGTTGCTTTTTCTGCAAAGCATTACGCCGCTCAAGCTCAGGCAGTGGGTAACGCATTTCTTACAGTTAAGGGAGATGAAAGAACAACAGGAGATACAAATGATGTGGTTGCCAATGGAGCGGCTGACACATTAAATCTTGTTGGTCTTGGAGGTTGCAAGATAAGAACAGAAGAAGCAACCGACAATGTTTTTATAGACAGCCGAGCAGTGGCGATGGCTGTGGCGTTAGGATAGGAGAGTGAAATGGCAACATACCAATTTAAAAACGAGACCCATGACAGCATAGGAACTGCTGGAACTGAAGTCTACACTGTGCCAGCCACACAAAAATCAATCGTGATTGGCTGTCAGGTTGCAAACATAACGGGGGCAAGTCTCCCTGTAGAGATACAGCTAGTCAAGACGAACAACGACATCATTCATATAGCTAAGTCAAGTCGCGTTTTGGGAGGGACGACAGAAGATTTCTTGAGTGGTAAAAAGCTAGTTATGCAGGCTGGAGAGAAATTGAAAGTGAAATCTAAAGTGGATAGCAGTTTTGACTGTGTTATTTCCGTCTTGGAGGATGTAGATTAATGGCTGAGGCTACAGGCATATATACTGGAACCGCATATTCCGATAAAACTTTTTACGGAATTAAGTGTAACAACCTAACAAGCGACACAACAGTAAATATTATCAACGATGGGACGACAACAGTAGCTCTTCCAGACGATAATATAATCGACCCAGATGGCTATAAGACTTACTTCTGGTCGGCTGATACTGTCAGTTTCAGTTGGGGTGCGAATGGTCATTTATTGATGGAGTGGATATGAGCCAAATTATTGATTTAGGAAAACTTCGTTTTCATTTTGCGGGCGACTACGATGCCACAACAATGTACGAAGTTAACGATATAGTAAAATATGGTGGTAACGTCTATGTTTACACATACGGATTAAAAGCCTCTGGCAACTTGCCGACAGACACGACCTACTGGGCGTTAATGGTTGATGGATTTAAATTTCAATCAGTCTACGATAACAGCATTAGTTACCGACCAGGGGACGGTGTAACTCATGGTGGTAAAGTTTACATCTGTATTCTCGAAACATTAGGCAACACACCGCCGAACACAACGTACTGGAGTCTGTTCGCGGACGGTATTCAATGGGAATCGGAATATGTAAATACAACCGCTTACCAAAAGAATGACGTTGTTTCTTACGGAGGCAACAACCTATACATAGCCAAGGTGGACACAACAGGGAACCTACCGACAGATACAACTTACTGGGAACAGTTTATCTCAGGGATTAGCGCAGATGGAGTTTACAACGCCGCAACAGCATACTTTATAAATGATATTGTTGCTTATGGCGGAAACCTTTATATCGCAAAAGGTGATACAACAGGTAACTTACCATCTTCTACAGCGCATTGGGACGAGTTTCTTCCTGGCGTAAAGAACAGAGGAACGTATAATAACACTACGGCTTATGCTCTAAACGATCTTGTTACATATGGTGCGTCTGTATATAGAGCCACAACAGAAACAACTGGCAATCTTCCCACAGATACATCCTACTGGACCCTGTATGTTAACGGTATAAATCCAAAAGGAACTTGGGCTACAACCACAGAATATTTACCAAATGATGTTGTAGTGTACGGCGGTAACAACTATCGAGCTTTGGTTGCACATGCTGGAACTACCTTTGCAACGGATTTAGCCGCAAACAAGTGGGAAAAATTCAACGGTGGTATAGACTGGAAAGGAAACTGGACAGCATCAGGTTATGACTACAAAGTAGATGACGTAGTTAAAAACAATGTTTCTAGCTACATTGCCCTTGAAGATCATACATCAGGAAGCTCCTTTGCTACGGACCTAGCGGCTGGTAAGTGGGAGTTATTTGCGGAAGGCGGGGACTATGTTTTACCCGCAACGGCAGGTAACGTAGGTAGATTCCTTTCATCAAATGGTACAGACTACGTTTGGGATGATGTAGTAGTAGAGAGTGATACTCTTGATTATTTCCCAAGTACCATCTCGTCTAGCGCCACTTGGTCTACGGCGGGTCAGCGCTTCAGCTACGATACACTTACTATCGCTAGCGGGGCCACTTACACCATAAGTGGAACAGGTAGTATCCACTATGTTTCAACAAATGGCCTAGTGGCCTTTCAATAAGGAGTAAAAAATGTCTAAATTAGTTGTCGAGAAGTTACAAAATAGTGGGGGTCCAGAACTTACCATCCCCACCGCAGATGGTTCTGCGAACCATGTTATGAAGACCGATGGTAGCGGAAATCTTGCTTTCGCTGACATCTCAACGCTTGGTCAGACAGGAACGCCAACCCTTGCAAAGAATATAGGGGGAGCAACAAGCGACTCCGACGACACTGGTAAAATCATGTGGACAGACGTTAAGGCTGGTGTAAATACAGATGACATTATTGCAGTGCGAATTACTGGAAGAATAGTTAACGCCACAAGTAACGTGGATGTTTACATGATCGGCTGTAATTCTTCTGGGGCTAATATTACTACTGGATACTTGTCCTACGGATCGAATGATTATTACGATGGTAATAACCAAACTAATAGCCAATCTCATAACTCAAACCAAGGTTGGATTTGGATGCCTCAGTACCAAGAGCCAGCATATGAAAACTACCAGTACGGTGAAGGTATTATGTTTCAAATGCTTATTATCCCACAAAAATATGGAAGTTATGGCGGGATAGAAACATCTATTTGGTATCATTATCAGCAAAGCACCAGCTATAGTTATCCTAACTATGGTCAGATACATTGGCGCAATCAAGGAAACAATGTTCCGCCAGACACATGGCATGGCATTAGGTTTTTCCCTCAAAGTAACACTGGGTCGTTTTCCTCTCAAGCTGGAAAAGGTTCTAGAGTATTTGTTGAGTTGCTGGGTGTATAATAGAAACATAATTTAAAGGAGACACCCT